GTTGCCCTACAATATTGGTCATAGCGCTCATCCTTTTTTCGCGGTTCTTCTCTAGTAACTTGAATCTGCCTGAAATTGGGAGTGAGCGCTACTTTTTTTCTTGGAGGGAGCCAACCAGACTTTTTCTTAAAAGTCAAGGCCGCGTTCCACGGACTTCCGAGATGAACCAAGAAAAAGCCCAGATGGTTCGCCTTCTGGGCTTTTTTGATGTGCACATACGACCCAAAAAGTACAGTTACAAAAAAGCGCCCCACCTACCGATCAATGGTAAGTGGGGCATTTTCATGGACAGGATTTCTCGGCGCTCCTCATGATCGAGCGCAGGTACTATCGTAGCCCGTATAGGAAACCGCGCGGAGTGAGCATCCCAAAGGGCTAGGCTTGCGCGGTGTTGTTGCAGGGAGTTTAGCACTTCACCGGCTCACAATCATCGCAATAGCGTCTTTGTCTATCGCAGTGCGCTCAGATAGTTCGACACCTCTTCGAACCAACTCCGTGCCTCTTTCGAGTAAGTCTGCGCATCGGGCAAGCTGCTCTCGCTCAGACTTGCAGGCAACTGCGGAGTTTGCGGACAATCTACGCTTGGCGGCTGCGGCTTCACCGCGCACCCGGTCAATGTCACCGTTAAGAGCGTCGACGAGAGACAAAGCCTCATCACGCGCCTGCCACGCCTCCACCAAAGATTGATATTGCACCCGTTCTTTCTCACGATACTTCGCCTCCAACGCCTGTGCGCGAGTCGCATAATCCTCGCGCAAGGCGGCAATGTCCGCATCGTAAAGCGCAGCAGAGTACCGATACCCAGCCGCGAATGCGACGCATAATGCAAGGGCGGTAGCCCAAACATTCAGCTTCATCGCACATCTCCTACGCAAGTCGCGTACTCTTTCTCACGACGAGCTACGAGACCAGGCACCCGGCGACCGCCGGCATAAACCCAGCGCTTTATCTCTTCGCACGCCCCAGCGTAATCCCCGCCGTTGAGCTTGACCACGAGCGTCGATCGGCAGAATGCATCCGTGCCAATATTGAAGGCAAGGGACGTGTACGCATCGAGCTCGCCTTGCGAGAGCGGGACCCGCACGCATCGCGAAATGGCAGATTCCGCCACCGTAATGTCACGCCGAAGACGATCAAGCGCCTGCGGTACTGTGATCGCGTCGCCCCTCTTCACGCCCTCTGTCGAGCCAAACCCGATGGTCGGCACGTCTCCCTTAATGGGGATATACGCCTTTTCGCTGAAGCCTTCGTAACTTGCGATGCCGATCAGTCCCGTCGCGGAAAGCGATAGGACTCCAACGGCTAGCCTTTTCTTAAGACTCACCCTTCCCCTCCTTTGCCTTTTCAGCCTTCGCCAGCACACGGATCATCTCTCCGCGATCATCGCGCTTCGAGACCGGGACAACGGTCTGGCTTCGCTTTGGATGCGCCAGTCTGTAGAGATACAGGATCGTGTCAATCGTCTTCGGGAGGCAGCCGACTATCATGAAAAACAGGTACAGGCAAGTCAGAACGCTGACCCAAGTTTCAACCGGAAAGCCGTATACAGTAAGTCCAGTTACAGCCACACCAGGCGAAGCCTTGACCGCTCCTGACGCAGTTCCTGAGGTGAGCGTCGCGGCAAAGCGCTTCAGCGGTGTCGTCGGCTCATCACACATCTAGTCCTCCCGGTTGAAAAACGGATTGCACATGCCTGTCCACTGGGCCCAATCTTCCGTTTCGGTTTTATTTGCCCATAGCTTCCAGCCGAAGTTTCCGCGAATGCAACGCTTCGGGAAGAGTCCCCACGGCCATGCACACACGAAGTACCACTGAAAGCCGATCAGCTTGCCGTTGCGATAAAGGTGATGCCAGTTCACGCCGGGGCGGAAAGGCTTTCGACCGACATCGACGTCACCAGTGAATTCGATGACGTCTGTCGACCAGCACTTGATGCCAACGACTTCGCGATCGAAGCCGTAGCAAGTATTGCGCCAGAACCACTTTGTACGACGTACGTAGGTCGCCCACTTCCCCGTGCCGGGATTGCGCTCCCAGTGCCCGGCGTCACCGTCGGCATCGTTGTCATCGGTCATGAACCAGTCGAGCCACTTCGGAAGACGCTTCGTTTCCTCGTCAACAAAAAAGGGCAAGACCCAACAAAGAGCCTTGCCCAAAATCGTCATCGGGATAGAAAGACACCCGCACAAAAGCCATTTGATGAAAACCATTCTGCCTCCTTAAACGACTGCTCGATACTGAATCTTCGATACGAAGAATCGGTCAGAATTGCTGTTACTTGAGCTGTCCTTCACATAGAAGAAGTTCAGGTAGTACGTCGTGTTTGCGGTCAGCGTCATCGTGTACTCCTTCGAAGAGTTTGAGCCAGACTGGCGAATCAGATACGTCCCAGCGCTATCGGTGGTCCCATTCTTCGCCTGAGACTGAGTCGGCTTGTAAATCTTCGAACCCACATAAACGCCACCGAAGTCGTAGTTGCTTTCAGAGCTGACGTAGCCCGTGACGCTGAGCGTGCACTGCTCCTTCGTCGTGAGCTTGATGTAGCCATACGAGGTGCCAGAATTCTTGTTGTACGACGAAGACCCGTTCTGGATGTTTGAACCGCTAATTTGGAAATTGGTGTTGTCGACCAAGTTCACAAGTTGCTTGTGCGGATCAGAGAAGTCGCCAGACAACACGATATCCGTAGCTTGCAGCTCCTCGAGCGTGACGTTGATCGTCTGAGTCGAGAGCGCGCTGACCGTGCCAGTCTTGGTGCGATATCCAGTACACGACACAGACCATGAAACTTGAGCGCCGATGTAGGTGCTAACGCTCGCGCCCGTGGTCGACTTCCCGTCAACTGTCCACGTGACAGTTGAACCACCAGGCATCCCTGCGAGCGTCAAAGTTACTGAAAACGGCGGCGTCTGAGACGTCGACTTCGCCAAGCCATTCGCCAAAAGCTTCTCGTTAAAGGCGATGTCGGCGAGGGCCTCTTCCAGTGCCTCAACTCGCCCCTGCAAAGAGTTATCGCCTCCTACCTCAGCGCGGATAGCCTTAATTTCTTTTGCGATGCGCTCGACCGCGAGCTTGACCTCAGCAGTTAAAGGACCAGGCGTGCGGCGCGCCGCAGCCGCCATGAAGGCGGCCGCAGCGTTGAGCAGATCGCGATCGTGAGATGCGTCTGCCATAGTCACCTCTTAAGCCAAAGCGGCCTCAAAGGCGGCGACGAAGTCCTGCTTCGCGCCGATGTTAGCGTTGATCGTCGTGATGTCGCCGGTGTTCTTCTGAATGGCCGTCGTATTCGTCTGAACCTGACTTTCGAGAGAGGTGAGCTTCGTGGTGTGCTCGCCAACGGTCGCCTCAAGCGTCGTGATCTTGCCCGCGTTTTCAGTCGCCTTTGCCTGAGCGGCTTCGGCAGTCGTCTTCACGGGGTTGACGGCTTCGCTGATCTGCGTCGCCACTTCGCTCTTCTTGGCATAGTCAGTCAAGTCGGTCTTTGCACCGATCTGAGCGAACTCACCAAAAGCGCCTTCGGCCGCAGTACGAGCAAAGAGCTTGTACTCAGAGCCCTGGACACCTCCGACCATCTGCACGGTTGCCGCACCAGCCTTCGTAACGGTCACGAAGACGGGCTCGGCCGTAAAGTCAGACGGCAAGCCCGTCGCACCAGTGACGACGTAAGAGCCTTCTTCGGTCAGCGTGTCAAGAGCAACGCCGCTCTTTTCAACTGCGGCACTCAAAGCGCCGATGTTCGCACGAGCCTGCTTCTTCTGATCGTCATTCAGAGCCTGAGCTTTGTCGAACTGAACGTGACCCTTCGCAATCTGCTGGAGGGCGGTGATCGCGTCCTTGTTCGTGACGAGAGCGTCAGCGAGTTCCTTCAGGGTGTCGTAGGCTTCGCCAGCGCCACCGAGAAGATCGTTCTTCACAGACTGCTTTGCAGCAGTGATCTGGGAGTCGACCTTCTGAGACGAATAGGTCTTCGTAGCAGAAGCCTGAGCGTCGTCGATTTCGACCTTCTTAGCGACTTCGCTCTGAAGGTTGGTGATGGCACCTTCGTTGGCAGCGACGCGCTGGGTCAGCGCTTCGGCGGCCGTGTTGCTGGTAGCGATTTCGCCGCGGACCTTCTTAATTTCCTGGCCAGTACGGGCGGCAAATTCGGAAACACGGGATTCAAGAGACTTGCTGATTTCAGCCATTTTCAATTACTCCAAAATGGATTTTTTACTTTTCAGAACTATCAAGTTCCGATTCAAAGATCTTCACAAAGTCGACAGGAGAACCAATTCGTTCCTGTACTTTTTGCGAGGACCAAACGGAAGTCGCGGACAAATCTTCGTCATCGATCTGAACGCCAACGTTGCCAACTACTTCACCAACGGTGAAAGTCGACTCAGTGACGGCAGTGATTAAAAAGAGTTGTCCGCGATCATTTGCAACCTGATCTCCGGGCTGGGCACCCTTTTCAGGTCGCAGATTTTCAAGCGCCTTCGTTTCGAAAGCGCCGAGGGATGCACAGGTGCGAGTTGAGTAGCCAAGCGCGCCAGTCTCGCCCGGCGGTCCTTGTAAGCCCGGAACACTCACACGCACGATGCGTCGCCCGACGTCAGTGGGTATCGCGGGCGGATAGCACCCCGGGTACCCCAACGGCGGAATTACGCATTCGCCACAGGCCATTGCGTTACCTCCTTACATACGTGAACTCGGCCGCTTAGAACGCGCGAAACTTCCCCGCCCGCTGACACAAGCTCGAGGTCATAGACGTATCGCCCGGCAGAGAGCGATTCGGTGATCTCGTGTGACCAGAAGAGCGTGAGCGTTCCCTTCTCGATCGAGATGCGCCCGTTCTCGGTGGTGAGCCGATCAACCACCCTTTTGCTTGATGCTGACAAGCGAATCTCCATGCGGGCCGTGTAGCCGGTCAGGTCAAGCTCAGAGAAATCATCGATGAAGGCAATCGGAACCCGAACGTCCGATCCTTGATCGACATGAATATCGAGGGCCGTTGCCATACCGTCTCCTTATCGTTCTGCGACGATCACAGGAAGATCAGGCCACACGACATCGAAGGGGAAACCTGCCCGCTGCGGAACGTCTCGCAAAGCCTGTCGATAAACCTTGACCGCCTCCAAATCCTCGGCACTGATCGGGTAGTCAGAGGCAAGAAGGTAGTCAGTCTCAGAGATCAGGCTGTCACGCTTTGCGCGAACGGACTTCTCAGCATCTTCCCGCTTCTCGGCTTCAGTCTTTTCAGGAATCTTTTCGACTGCCCAAGACAGGTCCTCGCCGCGCCTTTCGCGATACCCCTCTTCCTGAGAGAACTTCTGGATGAGCGAGCGCATTTCGATGTCGCGCGGCGTCTGAGACTGATGAGAAACCACAACACCGACAAGATCTGCTGCGCACGTAGGCTTCGCTTCCGTCCCCCACTTCCCATCGCTAAAGCGGTAGAAGACCTTGTCGTCCTTAGCGCCTTCGCCCCACGGGCAAAGCACCGTCGTGGACGGCGGCATGAGCGCTTCGCCGTCAATCACTTGAACGGACAGCTCGTGCTCGAAGTAACCGGCGTCATCAAAGCGATACGCCGTCTTGAAATCGGAGGTCATGTGACTACTCTCTCCTCTAAAAAAATCGCAGCCCTGAAGCCGCGTGAAAAAAGGTATTCAATCGCCGACGGCAACGGGTTGACGCTCCGCGTCATGCCGTCCGGCAAAAAGATCTGGTATTTGCGCACGTCTTCATCGAGCCGTGTCGCCGACAAAAAGCTCGGCGAGTACCCAGACATGAATCTCGCGCAGGCACGACAAAAAGCCCGACGCATAAGAAAAGACATCGGGCTCGAGCCGCCAAAAGGGTATGTACTGAAGGACGCTTTTCGTCTCTGGTGTCGTCTCAAAAAGCCCCAGATCGTGAGCTATCTGGACGAGCGACGACGCCTCGAGCGCTACATCATCGAGCCGATCGGCAATCGTCAGCTCGACGAGATCACCGCCCCACTCGTCATCCGCACCGTGCAGCCGATCGAGAAAGACGGGAAGCAAGCGACGCTCAAGCGCGTGCTCATGCGCCTTCGCGAGATTCTTGACCTCGCCGTCTGCGCGGGCTACATAGAGCACAATCCACTCGCACGAGTATCGAAGGTCTTCGCACCGCCGCAGGTCAAGCCCATGCCGTCTGTCGACTGGCGAGAGTTGCCTGCGGTAATGGTCGTCATGAAGGACGCGCCTTTGCGCATGCGCGTGTTCTTTCTTTTCTCGCTCTGCTCAATGCTTCGACCATGTGAGAATGCTTCGCTCGAGAAGTCGTGGATCACAGAAGACGCGATCCACATCCCCGCAGAGCAAATGAAAAAACGACGCCCCTTTCGCATCCCCGTGACCACCTTCATGGCCGAGCTGATTGCTAAAGAGCAGGAGGTCAGCCCGCGGCCGCGAAGTGGCCATGTCTTTGCCAGCAAGAGCACCGGCAAGCACGTCAGCCAGCAAGCTTTGGCAAAATACCTCCACGGAACGTCGCTCAAAGGCCGGCTTGTTGCCCACGGGCTTCGATCGATCGCACGATCATGGCTAGCCGACGAGGCCGTGCCCTTTGACGTCGCAGAAATGTGCCTAAGCCACGACGTCGGAACGCAGGTAAGTAGAGCCTATCAGCGCTCAGACTTTTTCGACGCCAGACGCTCAGTCATGGAGCGCTGGAGCGAGCACGTCCGCGCTTGTGCTGAAAGTGCCGGCATGATCGACTGGAAGTAGCTCCCATCGCGGGTTTCGTCGGGTTGACGATGAAGCCCGCCTATGTGCCAGGCACGGCTTTGAGATCGCTCTACGCCTAGCGAATCCGAGTTCCGAACATCAGTGGACGACTCGGCGCATACGACTGTGACAACTCCAAATTCTCAGGGCCATTTCAATATGTAGGCAAGGAAGGCGGCGTCTCATCTGTATGGCATAGCGTTCCGTACGCGAATTTTGACGCCTCGCGTTCATCGTCAAAATACGGCTCTTCGTCAACCGTCCAACCAGAGTCCATCCGCCTGATCCCTTGTATCAAATCTTGATGCAAGGGATGAGCCTCAGTGCCGAAGGCTGCACTGTGGAGCTTTTGCCGTAGACCGAGGAAGAGCGAGAGGCCATGAATGACGATTGACCGGCGCAACTCTCGGAGCTGATTGTGGTTCCGGGGTACAACTTCAAGACATTAAACGCGCCGCCAGTCCAACCGCCGCTACCGTAGTCAAGTCCCGTCACAGTGCCCGTGATGTTCGGTAACCCAGCTGACACCGACTGACCGACCTCGGAAGTGGTGTTCGTGCCCTCGATAAATCGGTGATGCAGGTTCGGAAGGTTGAACGTCGTCGAGCCGTCGCCCGATCCGTATTTCGTCCCAATGACGGCAAAGAGCGCAGCATACGTCGTGCGCGAGACGGCCGCGCCGTTGCACTGCAGCCATCCCTCAGGTACGGTGTGAAATGCTGAAATCATGCCGGTCGGGACGGACAGCGGCTTGAGCTTCGGAAGCATCTCCGTCAGCGCCTGCTTGATCTGAGTGAGAGAAGGATTTGAAATAGCCATGATTTACTCCGTGAACGGTTGCGACTGGCTGCCCAACTTGGCGACAGCATTCGAGAGCTGAGAGAGAATCGTCTTGACCTGAATCATTTCAGCAGCGACCTCGCCGCCGACCAAGTGACCGCCCTTCGTAGAGCCATCGCCCACGTAGAGGCTCAAGGTCTCGCTATTGAGCGCAAGCTCGCCCTTTGCAAGCGTCACGCCTGCAAGCTCAGACGTCGTGAAGGTCTTCAGGCAGAGCGTCACGCCGCCGCCCTTGAGGTCGATCGACGTCGCGAGCTTCTGAGCCGTGACCGAGCGATCGGCCAGAGCGGTCGCAGGGATCGTGCCCGCTTTGAGGACAGAGCCCTTCAAAGTGTTGTCCCGCGCCCAATTGAAGCTCTGAACAGCAGAAAGAAATTCTGTCGTCGAAGGCGGCTCGGACGGCTTCATGCCTGCGGCATCGAGCATCGTCATGCGCATCTGATCGATGACGTGGAACCATGCGGCCCCCGGATATGTCGCGGGCGTGCCCGTCTGCGGGTTGCCGCTCGTCGGGTAACCCTTAGATGACAGAGTCGACAGGTCAGGCGGCGACTCAATCGCGCCAGACTGCCAATAGCCTTGACTCATCGCTTATCTCCGTAGAAAAAAATCACAAAAACATGAGCCGGGGCCAAGGCTCTGATCATGCACTCAAGAAGCGCATTGCCCCAACGTCCCAACGGCTCATCAACGCCGCAGGACACATCGAAATAGCGAAGCCCGCCGTCCTCTTCGATCGAGATGATGAGCGTCATCACGCTCGACCAGGAGTCGTCGAAAAGCCCGTGATCGACGCGGCTGGCGCACGTGAAAGGCTTCGTCGACTCGACCTTGGCGTGAAAGCCCAAGGTGCCCGCGAGGCTCTCGAAGAAGGCGGCCGTCAAGCCAAGATTTGATGTGATCTTGGCGAGGAGCTCCTGTCGCATCTGCTCGCGACTAGGGTCGGCGATTGCCGCAAGGCACTCGCTCGGAATGCCCCACTCCTCAAACCAGAGAGACAGCTCCTCGATCGAGGTGCGCGGGTCTGACTCCTCGATGACGGCGTGTGCGCGCTCGTCGACGCGGGCCGCCTCCATTGCGAGGGCGTAAAGCACCGCGTCAATCGTGCTGCCGACTCGTCGGGACCAGATCGGGCCTCGAGGGAGCAGCGCGTTGACTAGGTGCGTGTAGTGAGATTCAGTCAGTGCCATGCGATCACTCCCAAGTGATCTTTCCCGGCACGAGGATCTCTCCCGTCTTGGTCGGCACGTCCTCGATCGGACTGATGAGTCGATAGGAGCTCACCTCGCCGACAGACGAGATCGCGCGGTCAAGAGACGTGCGCAGAATCGGACCGCCCGGGACGGCCTCGGAGAGGATCACGCCCTCGATCGCGTTCTTGATCTTCGCCTTGATCTTCTCGTCTTCCGGGAAGACATCGAGCGTGATGTCGAGCTTCTTCGGAATCGGGGCTTCGACGTGAAGGACGGCGGTCACAGGCATCTGGTGCTCGATGTAGTCCGTGACGCGTTCGATCATCGTCTGGTTCGGGATGCCGTTCTCGGTCATCCCATCCGTCATGAAGCGGACAGTCACGTGGCCCTGCCCAAGCTCCTGCGGGTAGCACCACGCACGCGTGACGCCAGAGACCGAGAGAGCCCACGAGACGTAGTCGGCCTTCGTGCCTGCCTTCGGGGGATTCTTCTGTCTCTGAAGAAGGCGATCACGAAGCGACTCATCATCTTCCGCGTCGGCCCCGCCCGTGAGTTCGCCTGCTACAGACGTGCTCATGATGCCGGGCACAGGGCTCACAAGCGTGAGCTCCATGCCCGCCTGAGCGTTGCCTGCAGCGCCCGCCTCTGCGGCGGCAATCGGTGCCTTGAGCTCGACGCTGTCGGACGTCGTGACGTAGACCGTCTCGTCCTCGGCCTGCAACTGAGTGCCGCTCGGCACCGTGCCCGCGCCCGTGAACGTGACTTCACCAGTAGCCGCCGTAGCGGCCTTGCGATAGATGCCGTACTCGCTTGCGCGGCGCTCGAGGTACTTGCCCTCAGCGGTCGTCGTGAAGCACTGTCGAAGCACGAAGGCGATGAAGCCGTGAAGCGTGTGCGAGACGCCCGCGATGACGCGGCAAAGCACAGGCACCGTGCTCCAGCGCATGAACTTCTTGCCCGCACGGCTCTCGGCGTCAGACTGGACGCGAGCAACGATTTCTTTGAGTGTTGGTCTAGCAAAAGCCATTCTTTAACCCCAAACATCCTGAAAGCGGGCAGACAGCTCCTGAGTGCCGTCAGGCTTGAAGCAGGTAACTTCGAGCGTCAGCTGATCGAGCCCGCCGCGCTCTGCGACGACTTCGATCTGTGCGCAGACCGCATCATCGAGGAGCCATTGCAGGCTTTCCTCGGCGTAGGCCTTTGCGCGCTTGAGCACCAGAGGCGTGAGCTTCTGACGCTGAAGCAGCCAGAGCCTCGAGCCGATCCTGTCACCAGATATCGACGCGAAGGTGTCGCCCCACCAACCTTGTCGGGCAGGTGCCTTGACGCCATCGTCGTCGGCAGACTTGCGCCATGAAAAAAGGCTGATCAGCACCGCTTGCGCAAGCTCATCAGCCTCGAAGTCGGACAAATCAGCCGTCTGTCCGTTGAGTATCAACTCCATGTCTTCCTCACTGCGGTTTGCCCGTCATGCCGCCCGAGTCACCAGGGTGAACGTGGTTGTCGAGCGAGATGCCCGCAGCGACCACGTCGCCCGTCGTAACGAGCGAGCCGTCGACCGTAGCACCGGAGCCGCCGGAGACGGCCATGCCGCCCGTTCCCGTGATCTTGCCGACCACGTTGAGGCTCTTCTCGATCCTCACGTCGCCGGTGATTGTGGTGCTGGGCGAGTCGATCGTGACCGAGGCCGCCTTGAGCGTGGCGCTCCCGGTGACCGTAGCGACAGCATCACCACCGACTGTGGCGTGCAGCCACCCCGGCGTCGAGACGTCGATGCCCTCACGCGTCAAGTGAACCTTCTGCCCGAGGTCATCGAAAATCGCCACCTCGCCCGCCTTGAGTGGCTTCAGACGAAAGCGGCGGTCTGCGACGCAGATCACCACGCCGTGGGATCTGTCGCCACAGGGGAAGAGAGCGAAGACTTCGGCGTCTTCGTGTGGCTCAGAAGAGAAGCCATACGGCTCGAAGTGTTCGAGGTCGTCGCGCACTTCGTCAGCGAGAAAGCGAGCCTGAAGGCTCCTCATCTTCTTCTCGCCGTCAGCCACAGAGACCGTGCCTCTGGCCATCGCGTCATCAAGTCGACCCATCACTTCACCTCAGTCCAAACGCCCGGTGCCGCAGACTCGCTCACGCCCTCCGAGGCCGACGTCGTCTTCGGCTTCAACCCCTTCGGATCGAGAAGCTCGAGCGTCGTCGTCATGCCTTGAGCAGACAGCGAGTAGACCACCTTCGTGATCAGAAAAGCGGCATTGAGCCTCAGGAGATTGTCGTCAACCTGCACCAGGCGATTAGGCTTCCAGAGCGAGCCGTCGGACTGCCGCCACCCTTGGACGACGTAGGTCAAGCGCCGAGCGGCGGCAGCGCGGTACGCCGCCTCGAAAGCCGCTCTGTTCTTGCACGTCGTCGGAGAGCTGAGGCCGGAGTCTTTGAGGACCTTGAGCCTGAAGCGACCGGCAGCCGGATCAACGCCGACGCCCTTGTCTTCAGCGGCCGAGCGTCCGAAGTCCGTGTCTGTGCCCGCGTGCTGTCCGAGCGCGATGTACTTCGAGTACGTCTGAGACATATCGAAGGCCACCTGCGCGGACAAAATGTTCTCGCCAAGCACGAGAGCGTCGGTCGTGAAAGATTCGCTCGGCACTGTCACAACCAGATTGCCCGCCTCATCATCTGTAATAAGGAGGTTCTCTTTCGTGATCAGGCGCTGAATCGAGTCGAGGACGCTCTCGCCGGGATTCACGACGTGACCGGCGATCGCGTCACCCACACCCGCTTCATCTTTCAGCTCGATGCCGTATGGCGCAGCGAGCTCTGCGACGATGCGCTTCGCGGGAAGCTTCTTCCATTGCGTCGCGGGCTTGCCCGAAGGCTTGACCTGCGCCGCGCCCGTGTCAGCGCTTTTCCCCTTGACGCCCGCCCACGTATCTGACGAGGACGATGACGAGGATGAGGCCGCGCCCGGTTGGACAGGACAACACTCGACCAGGTCACAGGTGCGGGACTTGCCCTGCACCTGCACCGTGATCGAGCGGCCGTCGTACCTCATCGGCGTCGAGGTGACGTAGCCAGTACAGACAAGATCCTCATCAATGAAGACCTGCACAAGCTCGCCGCCGCGAAAGACGCTGAAGTCCGTGTTGCCGGGAAAGGACTCCGTCACCTCGAGCGCGAAGGCTCGAGAGATCTGCTCGATGCCCGCCTCGATCCGGACGCTTTTCCAACCTGCGTAGGACTTGCCGCCGACCTTGATCGTGACTTTATTCACTCAAAACCCTCAGCTTAGAAGCAGGGCAAAAGCCCTCATGCTCGACGCCGTTTCGTCGGGCAATCTCAAGGTCTCTGTCCGCGTCGTCGTGGTAGTCGTAGGCAAGCACGACAGCCGGGAAGACGTCGTCAGGCTTGACGATGACGACGTGCTGGAGCGCATCAGCCTTGTGAGTCAGCACGTCGAAGATCGCCGTGCGAGCCTCATCGAGGACTTGATACATCTCGTCGCTTTCTTCCATCAGCAGCTCGTCATCGAGCACCTGACAAAGTTCATCTCGGAGCTCCACGATCTCGTCGTAGGACCGCGTTGTCGTGCGCGTGTCCTCCTCACCATCCGGCGAGGAGACGTCTTTTGACGTCGCGACAAGCGTGCTCACGCCGACCATCTGAGCGATCAGAAGCTGTCGAACAAGCGTCTCGATTGCGGCCTGCGACTTCATGACCTGCCTGGTGACGTCGGACATCGGCTCGCCCTTGCGTTCAGCGTATGCCTTCGTCCGCGCCTTCAGCTTGTCATGCTTGCACAGATTCTTCAGAGACTTTGCGACGCCTCGCCACGCCGAAACCGTCGTCGCCCAGCGCGAGAGCCCGAGGGCACCCGCAAGGCGAGTGGCGAAGATCTTCGGGTCGGTCGAAAGCAGGGCCATCGCCTTGTCGGCAAGATTGGCCACGCCTTCGGCATAGTCGAAGAGCTTACCGAGGTCACCTGCGCTCACAAAGTTGAGAGCGTCGAGGAGACTGCCCTCGAGCGCACTGTCGACCCAGTCATTGATTGTCGACAGGTCGAAGTCCTCGCAGAACTTGTCGACGGCGCTCTTCTCGACCGCGTCGGCCGCCTCGAGCGCTTCGGTGTCCTCGTCCGCCGTGACGGCAGGAAATTCGAGGTCACCCGCCTCAGTCGCTGTGATCGTGACCGAAGCGACGCCCAGCCCCTGATCGAACTGAAGCTCGCTGACAGAGGTGATCGTCACCTCCATCTCGCCGAGCCAAGGATGGATCAGAGTTCCCGGACCGGGCTCTTCGAGCTCATGCATGAGCGCTTGAGCCTGCTCGAGATAGTCGCTGCCGACGACGAAGCACTGGAGCGTGATGTTTCGCGTCGCGCGGCCCATGTCCTCGACGTAGGGTCGATCACGTTGCGGGTACTCATGCACGACAGTGCGACGGCCGACCGTGATGCCCGAAGCCTCTACTTCAAAAGGCACGCCCCTGAAGGAGGCAGGCTGCAGCTGTTCACTTAGCACACTCATACATCACCACGAGAAAGCGCCCTCGGTGTAGCGCTGAGAAGCGCCAACGGAGCCTTGAATCTGAAGCCCGCGATCGGACTTGACGTCGGTCACACGCGCCGAGGTGCCCTGAGCGGCCGCAACCTCAACGGCCAGACGGCCCTGCACGGATGCAGACGGCATCTGGACGCGCTCCTGCTTCACTTGCTGGGCCGCAGGCTTCTGGGCATCGAGCCCGAGCCACGACTTAGCGAAGTCCGGCACGAGAGAGCCGAAGTCGATCTTTCCGAACAGCTCGGCGATCATCTCGCCGATGCTTGCGAGCATGTCGCCCGCAGTCTTCTTGAGACCTTCCCAAGCAGCGAGCCATTTCTCAGGCAGGATGCTCAGGGCGGCATCGAAAAGCTGTCCGAAGCCCTCGAAGACCCCAGGCAGATCGGCGCTCATGAATCGATCGCTGATCTGCGAGACGGCAGAGAAGATCGAGCCGACCCAGTCAGTGAGTCCGCCCCAGACGGCCTTGACGCCGTCCGCAACGGCCTTGCCCACGCCCTCGATCACAGACCAGATCTTGTCCCAGTTGGCAATGATCGAAGGCGCGACCGCCGCCGCGACGGCAGCGATGATGAGCCCGATCGGGCCGACCGCTCCGGCCATCGCGATGCCGACTGCCTTCGCGGCAGTGGCAAGCGCGCCGAACGTCTGAACCATCGTGATCACGGAGGATCCCAAGGAAACCAGAGCAAAAAGCGTCTTGCCTGCGATGATTGCACCGAGGCCGTAGAGGACCGTGTTGAAGCCGCCCAAGGCATTGAAGGCGCGGATCGCGTAGTCTGCGAAGGTCAGCAGGCCGCCGACGATTCGCTCGAAGTCTATCTTGCCGAAGGCCTCTGCAAACCGCTCGGCGACGCCCGCGAATCGCTCGCTGAAAGCTTCACGATTCGTGACGATGATGCCCTGCAGTCGCTGCGCCATCGCGCTCACGGTCGGCACAAGAATTGAGCCAATCGTGCGGCCGACGGAGGAGATCACCATCCTGAGGTTGGTGAGGTCGTCCGTGAGCTTGGCGGCCGCCGCCGTGTCTTCGTCCGACATGATGATGCCGAGAGCACGAGCTTCTGCGGCCATCTTGTCGAGACCCTCAGCGCCTTCGGTGAGGGCCGGCAGGATCTTGCGCCCGCTTTCGCCCATCGCGGCCATCGCCATCTTGGCACGCAAAGCCGGATCTTCGTTGCGCTTGAGCGCGTCCGAAAATTCCCTGAAGAGGACTTCTGTCTTCTTGACGTCGCCGTTGGCGTCACGCACGCTGATGCCGAGCTTCTCGAAAAGCGTGAAGGCATCAGAGCTCGTGTCGAGCCCGTTGGCAATCTCTGTGACGTGCTCGGAAAAGTCCTTGAGCGCGTCCTCGAGGTCCTCAGGCGCGGCACCTGCTCGCGTAGCAGCGTAGCTCCACTCCTGCAGGCGCTCGGAAGACAGACCGCATCGAGCGGCCATCTTGTCGAAAGCGTCGCCTGTGGACGCGAAGTCACTGATGCTTTGCTGGAGCGAGAAGCCGACGGAAGATGCCGCCGCCAGAAGCGGACCGGAGAGCTTCTCGCCGAGCTCCTTGGCCTTGTCCCCAACGTCCTTCATTGACGAGGAGAAAAGCGCCATCTGGCGCTTGAGGCTCTTGAAGTCGGTCGACTCGACGATCTTCTTCAGGCCCGTCCACTTTTTTGAAAAAGCCTGGATGACCGGCGCGGCGGTGTCGCGCACAGCCAGTACCGCTGTCAGGCGGAAATCCTTACCTGCCATCAGCTAGCTCCTTTTGTATGCGATTCCACTGCGCCGTGTACAGCGAAAGTTCAGACAAAGGCATCTGAAGGAATCTCTCCGGGGAGAGCTTCCAACAGAAAGCCAGATCGAAGCAGCTCTCGATCAGCTCGCTCAGATCGTCTGCGCCGTATCGCCGAAAAAACCCACGACCGTCCAAGTGAGGGCCGTGAAGTCGGAGACGGCGAGCTTGTCCACGACGCTCGGCGGAATCTTGCCGAGCTTCGAGACATAGGCCGCGCAGATCTTCGTGATCGGCTGGGGCATGCCGCTCTCAGTAAGAGAGAACGGCAGGCCCAGCTCACGCACGAGCTTCGTCGTCGGCTCTGCGAGCTCGAGCTCAGTGATGCTCTCGCCCGCATGCTCAATCGGAGTCTTGAGCGTGTAGATCATGCGAGATCTCCGTCAAGACCATCGAAGCGCAGAGAGACCGTGCCGTCAACGGGCTTGAAGGCCGCGTCGCCGACGAGATACGCGTCGCTCAGCGTATAGACCATGCCATTCGCGCACTCGGCGGTGATGGTCATCGCCTCAGACTCGACGAGGGTGCTCGTCGGGAAGTCAGCGGTCACGATGAAGTCGCCCGCGATGTACGGAACGTTGACCGTCTCCTTGAAGCCGACGGGACCGCCGGTCGAGGACATGCTCTCGCGAGTGACCTTGGCCATCGGGAACTCGAGGTTGCCCTGGAGCTCGAGCTGCTGACCGTCAACCTTGACGTAGCAGGTGCCTGCAATTTTCTTACCCATGGTTTACTCCTCGCTGTACTGCAGACGGAACTGGTTGAGGAGCGCGAAGATCCTCAGCTGATTGACGTAGTCGGGCGGGAACAAGACATTCAGGCGATTGGGATTGTCGACATCGCGCTCGACGATCAGATGTGCCTTGAAGAGGTCGCGGTTCTCGCAGATGCCCTTGAGCTCGAGTCGAGCGTACTCGGCGACAAGCTCGCCCTTGATGACGGACGGCGTCACGATGGCCTGACCGGCACCGTAGCGCGTGCCATCATCGGCAAGCTTGTGACGAGCGTACTTGGACGTGATGATGCTCTTGAGTCGACGAAGGATGTAGGCGCTCGTGTGAAGCGTCTCAGAGTCGAGATACGAAGCGTCCGCGTCGCCCATGCTGTTGCGCTGGTACGTCGTGACAGCACGTTCAATCTGCACCGTGCCGCTCACTGTCGTGAGCGTGGCGATGCCGGACTCAAGGAGCGTCTGACGCTCAGTGAGGATGAAGCGCTTGCCGACCGGAGAGGCCATCACGCCCGTGAGGGCACCAGTCTGCGTCGGACGAGCCGGGTCGGCGCTGATGAAGACGGCCGTGCGAGCCAGGTAGGCGGCGAGAACCTCTTCGACGGCGGTCGGCATGGCAGGCTCAACGCCCACGATGGTCGCGTGCTGATCGTTGCGGGCCGTGCCGAAGCTCTTCAGGGTGTTGATGTCGCCACGCTTTGCGGTGTAGACGTGACCGAAGAGCATGCGGTACGGGGACCAACGGCCAGACGTGTCGTTCATCTCTGTCTGGAAGGCGTCGAGGACGGCCGTGTCGGCGTAAGGACAGCCAATGAAGTCGTAGGCTTCATCGCCCATCGCCTTGATCGCATCCGCAACTTCCGGATCGACAGTGCCGCCGTTCATCGCGGTGATCTTAACTGAGATGCCGGAAGGCATCGCTTCGCCATTAATCAGGCCGCGCAGGTTGACGTTGAGCTGAATGCCGTTGCCGACCGTGCCCTTCGTCTTGGCCGTGAAGGTCACGACGCCAGCGACAGCACCGGCCGTGACGGGAAGATCCTTCTTGAGAGAGATCGCGTCGGAGAGAGCGGTCGCAATCGTCTCGCCCGCGTCGCCCGTTTTGACAGCGACCTGAATGCGTTCGCCGCCGACATAGAAGGAAAGGGTGCCGGCCTCAAGGGCTTCACCCTTGACTTCGGCCTTGCCGGTGGCAGCGCCTGCGGACAGACCGTCCTTGACCGGGATGCAGACGAGCTGACCGAAGCTATCGACCGTGCGATAAGCCTCGACCATGCGCGCGAGCATGGAGCCGCGACCAAAGAGCTTCTTGGCCATGGCCGCAGTCGAGACCGTCACGGGGACGCCGACCTCAGCAGTGCCGTCAAGCATCTGGCCGATGAGCAGAGACTTGGACTCATCCGTCGGCGTGGCCGCCGCAGAATTGTCCATCTCTGCATAAAAAAGCGGCACTCGGATGCCGCTGGGAATAGTGTTAAAGCTAACGCTCATTGTTCACCTCTAAGTGTCCTTCAAGGATTCCGTCAGGCTTGCCCTTCGTGGTCGATGGGTCGATGCAGTCGACGTCGATGTCCGCGCCTTCAAGCTCGGGCAGGGCATCGAGCTCGATCTTTTGGTACGTGTCGCTCGTGTCGAGATAGGTCTCGTAAGAGAACTCCAGCTGATACGCCGCGCGAGCATCGTCCATGTAGATCAGAGAGCCCCCCTCGAAGATAATTGGACCGTGCTCGTCGCGCGGTCGCATCGTCCAGGAGAGGATGCCCTTGAAGACCTCCGGCTTAAGAAGCTCGATCCACCTTCCTGCGTCCTGACCTCGCTCGTCCGCATAGTTCGAGACGAGCAGGATCACCCCGAAGACGTTCGTCACGGTTTGGTAGTAGCCGACCGCGTCATCCATCGGGCCCGCGTCTTCCCTGAGGGGGACGACGTAGGCTGCAGGAAGCGGAGGCGACTCGTCTTCAGTGAGTCCCGCCCACTGAGCCGCGCCAGCAACGCGCGTGCCGAATGTCGGACAACGCACTCGAAGCGCTTTGATGATTGGGTCAAGAGTCATGTCTCACTCACTTGATCGCGTCGCCCAGCGCATCGAAGATCTGGTCTTGCAGAGCCTTCGACTTCTCTTGAGCGGCTTCTGGGATGAAGTTTTTGCGGGGCGCAGCGACCTTGACGCCGCCACGAGCCTTGTGCTTGCGCGCCTGATCTGCCGTCTCGGTGCCCGGGCCTCGATGGCCATAGACCACAAAGGCGGGGTAGTACACGGGCATATTGCTTGTCTTGGTCGGGTAGACCGCAACCGAGTAGCCCGACTTGGAGACCTTGGTCCGGATCGACCTCGACATCTCGCCCGTCTGACGGCCTGGAAACTGCCCCGCTTCAGAAACAGCACGACGACTGATCATCTTGCGGGCAAGTTTGCGGACCTCGTTGCCCGCCTTGCGGAGAGCAACTTTCAGCGGCTTCGGGTCGTAGTCAATTGCCTTGAAGCCAGGATCTACGCGGCATGCTACAAGCATCGCCCTTCTCCTCCACATCAAGAACCGTGAAGCGATCGAGGCCGCCAAGATCCGCTACGCGGCGCAGGCGGTAAGTCGTGCCGTCGATGAAGATCTCCGTCACACCCTTGAAATCCTGAGGTCGCGTTCGTCCTGGGATCGAGCGAACGATCACTCGATGAGTGACGCCCGACTCAACCTGCTTCGAGCCGTAGTAGATGCCGGAGCCAACTGGCTCAAGCTTCCCCCACAGCACATCCTCCTTGAGACTCGACTTCGTGAAGCCGAGTCGCTCATCAGGGAGGCTGACCGTGTGGTAAATCTTGACGCGCCTGTTGAGCTCGCCGATGCCGGGAACGTTCATGACCAAGTCCGATAGGGATCAAGCAGGGCGTCAACGAAGGGGAGCTTTTTGAGCTCGCCCGTCGTTGCGGCCTGACGCTGTTCGTAGAAGTGCGCGACCTGCATCAGAATCCACTGCCGGATCGACGCCGGCACGTCAGTCGGATCTTCTCCGAAGCCGACGGTGCCCTCGCGCGTGATCAGGCCGCGCTGCAACTCGTGCTCTGCTCGCTCGGTGGCGGAGAGCACGAGCGCTCTGATGAGATCGTCGTCCGCACAGTGGTCAATGCGCAGGTGCGCCTTGGCCGCCTCCAGGCTAACCGCCGGGAGGGCAGTGGCGGTATCGACTGCCATCAGACTTCTCCTTTAATTAGACCGGAAGGGCGAGAGAACCGCCGCACAGAGCGGCCGGACGTTCGACGCCGAAGCCGAGACGGCGCTCGGCGCGGATCGTGACGAGGTTCTTCTGGACGTTGTCGACGTCCTGCTCGAACATCTCGACCGTAAGACCCTGACGCGTCCAGAGCGTGGCGGCCTGAGTAAAGTCGCCGACCATGAACTTGCCCTTCTCGATAGCGGGCGTAGCCCACACCGGAAGGCCCCAGAGAGCCTTCGGAGCGACAGAAGCCGGGTGACCCAAGTAGTAGTCGCCGCTCTTGTTCTTCTGCATCATCATCGAAGACCAGTCGACCGGATTCATGAGAATCACGTTCGGGCGATAGAAGGCCTGCTCGACCTTGGTCTTGGCGAAGAGGATGAGATCCATGAGCGTCGCGTTAGCACCAAGATCCTCCTTCGTGGCACCGTGATCGGTGAAGTTACCTTCCTTGAAGATGCCGCCGAGGTGATTGGTCGAGCCGTCGCCCTTCACGAGTTCGTCTTCAACGACCAGGTCGATGCCGTAGACGAGGCGCTGATTGATGTAGGCAACCAGAGCGGGAGCGTCGGCCATGAGCTGCTTGGAGACTCGGGCGAGGTGAGCGATCGTGGAGATCGTGCCCTGCTTGAGCTCGAAGTTCGTAGAACCGAAGGGCTTCTGAGCGCCTTCAGCAACGAAGGCCGCGCCGTTGACGTTCTTGGCCTCGTTTTCCTGCACGTACTCGTAAGCGTTCGTGGCGACGGGGATCGTCGGGAAGAGGCTTTCGATCGTGAGCGGACGGAAGGCACCTGCGAGGATGCCGGGACGGCGATAGGCCTGAACGATGCCGCCAGTCGGGGTGACGATCGGGTTTTCGGCGTCCTTGAATTCAGCGGCCTTCTCAGCGACTTCGAAGCGGGCGGCGCGGCAGGAGCCATCGGCCATCGCCTTGAAGCCGGCAGACTCAACAAAGAGATCGCCGACGGACTTGACTTCGGGCTTCTGGTCCTGACGCTTCAGACCGTTCTGCTGAAGCTCGAGGAGTTGACGGGCAAGCTTGGCCTGCTTGTCGCCGAGGCACTGCAGGTCAGCGGCGGACTTGGAATTCTGATCGGCCATCTTGGCGCCGATCGCATCGATCTTGTCAACGATGCTCTTGATGGTTTCTTCGTTCATAGGTTTACCTCATTGGTTAAAAAGACTGCTCAAGCTTCTGGAGCTTTTCGAGCAGAAGCGCCGCAGACTTTTCATCCTCAGACTCCCTCTGAGCGAAAATCTTCTTGGCTTTTGCGACGATGCTCGTCGCGACGGACTTCGAGAAACCGCCTGCATCCCGCAAGAAATTTTCGAAGTCCCGAATAGTTTTCAGATCATCGACATCCTCGGATCGGACTTCGGTGATGCGGGCGGCGCTGTCGGCAGGGAAGGACACGATGCTCACCTCGAGGAGGCGACCAATGTCCGTGAAGTCACGGCCGCCTTCCTCTTTCTCCGTGTAGGCCGCAGTGCCGTCACGAAGCGTGAAGCCGATCGACAGTCCGTCGACCGTGCCGTGCTTGAGCGCAGCGAGGACGGCGTCGGCTTCGGGATTGCCGGGCGTGAATTCGCCTTCAACGCGCAAGCCCTTCTCGTCTTCGTACACGTTCGTCCACTTGCCCACAGGCAGACCCCACTTGTGCCCGAAAAACATCTTGGGCATGCCGTATGTCTTCAGCGTATTGGCGAAAGCGCCACGGCGGATCGTGTCGCCGTAAGAGTCATTGCCATCCCAGACGGAGGCGTAGCCGCTGAAACGGCGGGACTCCCCGCCCTCGAACTTCAGGTCAACGTCCTGAAGCGAAATCTTTTTGTAGATAGTCATAGTCACTGCCTCACAATCGAACCATCGTCGGGTGAATGCCCTTCACCAGGCACCGCCGTCATGGCATTGATCGGGACAAGGTTGCTCTGAGTCGTCAGGTCGTCGCCGCCGTCAACGGGCGGGAGGTTCTCGAGCTTGCGGATCTCATTGCGACTCATCAGGCCGTTTTGAGCCATGGTCGCGTAGTACGACGCCTGAGTCGTCTGGTCGGCCTTCAGGAAAGCCTCGGTCTTGAACTCGATCGTCACGTCGGTTTCCCAGATGGGGATCAGCCTGCGCTCGAGCGCCTGCACAAAGCTCGTGCAGAGAGGATTGATCGTGTACGTGTGGAAGCCCTTCGTGATTTGCTCGATGCCGGATCCCCATGTCGTCTGTGCATTAGAGCCGACAAGAACGCCCGGCACGCCGAACCACCTGCAGATTTCCTCGACCGTAAACTTGCGGGTTTCGAGAAGCTGGGCGTCGGCCGGCGACAGGGAGAGCTGCGAGTAGCGAAGCCCACGGTCGGCGATCAGAAGGCCGCCGCCGGCAGAGGTCATCTGCTTGCCGAAGCGCTCCATGAGCTTCTTGAGCTGTTCGTCGCTCAGGGAGCTGTCAGTCTGCAAAACGCCGGAAGGCTTCGAGCCCTTGCCGTAAAGCAAGTTTGCGTTGTCCTGCGCCTTGACCGCTTCATTGAGCGAGGCCCGCATGAACTCAAGCTTAGAGAGACCGACAAATCCGTTGCCCATTCCCTTCCAGTGGATCACGTTCTCAGGCGCCATCACCGAAATCACGCCGTCTTGGTAGTACGTGTAGACCTCACCACCCTCGACGACCGACACCTCCATCTGATCCGGCGAAAGCGGGATCAGGGCGATTGGCTCGCCCTCACCGTCTCGCTCAATGCGCGCATAGGCGTTGCCACGAAGCAGTCGATTGACCACCATCGTCGAGATGAACTCAGACGGCGTCATCCAGGCATTCGGGCGCTCGTGCAGGAGCATCCACAGGCGGCTCTTGCGGTCCGGCACTCGTCCGTCGCCTTCCTGCCGGAAGACGAACAACGGAAGAGTGCTGATTGTGTTCGCCAGAAGCTCAACGCACGAGAATACGGCGGAGATCTGAAGCGCCGCATCGGACGGCAGCAGGCGCGTCTGGTCAATGACGGGTTCGATGGGCTGTGCGAGCTGCATGCCCGACGAAGTGCCCATCGGGCCGCCCCAACCCGCCACCCAATTGATTAAGCGGCGTACAAACATAAAGCTTTACCAAGCAAAAAAAGTGTCCTCGGCGGATGTGGACATGCCTGCCCAACGGTCGCCCTCGCCCGTGAGCGCATTCCCGAGCCCCATGATGAGAGCGACGACGCCGTCGATCTTCTCTTCGTAGCGTTCTTTGCGCGGGAAGATGTTGTCCTTGGCGTCAACCTTCGCGACGACGTTTCCCATCATCCATGTGAGCAGGGGGTTGCCGTCGTGATGCAGGCGACCATCGAGGACGAGCGCCTCAAGGCTCTTCATCGGGTCGCTGAAGTTCTGAACGGTCGCACGGCACTCGATCATCGGAGCGCCGTCGTCCGCAAGCGTTGTAGCTAGCTGCGTCGCCTGCCACGGGTCGTAGACGATCGCGAGGACATTGAAGCGGCTGAGGTCGGATCGGATCTCTTCCTCGACGACGTTGAAGTCCGTCATTGCGCCCTCAGTCACGCGCAACAGGCCCTCTTCGCTCCAGCCTGAGTACTGAGCGTTCGCGCTGGTCTCGACTGCACGCCTCGGCAGGTAGCACTGGCAGAAGACGTAGTAGTGAGTCCTGTCGTCGTCCTCGACGCGCGGGAAGATCAGGATCTTCGCGGTCAAGTCAGACTTTGAGCCAAGGTCGAGGCCGATGTAGCACTCACATCCCTCGAAGTCGTCAAGGTTTGCGGAGCATTCGGCGCGGCCCCACGCCCCCATGTCCATCCAGGCGCTCGAGGCCGAGCACCAGACGTCCAAGTGCTTCGTCTTGAAGTTGTTCATTGCGGACGGGAGAGCGATCGCCTTTTTCTGCAGGCTCTCGATCATCTCCGGCCGAACCGAGACGCCCCAATTGGGATTCGCCTTGATGAGCGCGGCCTGCGTCTTCCAGTCGTCACCGTCATCGATTCCGAAGATGACGCCGAACTGTGTTTCGTCGTCGGCCTCTCTGCGGAGGACTCGCGTCACCATGGTCCGCACTTCGTAGCAGATGCCCGCAGTGTTGAAGCCGGCCGTTGTGATCACCCACAGCAGAGACGAGCGGCGCTTGCCCAGAGACGTCTCGACGACGTCATAGACGTCGCGCGTCTTGTGAGCGTGTAGCTCGTCGACTACAGCGAGGTGGGTATTCAAGCCGTCAAGGGTCGAGCCTTCGGCGCTCTTCGCTTGAAACGTGCTGTTTGTCTGCGGGACGTACAAGGCATTCGCCAGTACGTCGAGCCCGAAGCGGGCGCGCAACGGAGCGTTCGTCGCTGCCATCTGCTTCGCGTCACCGAAGACAATCTTGGCCTGATCGCGCGTAGTCGCGAACGAGTAGACCTCAGCGCCGGGCTCCTTGTCTGCGACAAGGCAGTAGAGGCCGACGCCGGATGACAGACAGGATTTCCCGTTGCCCCTGGGCACCTCAATGTAGACGCGCCGGAAGCGACGCCCGCCGTCCTCACGACGTCTCCAACCGAAGGCAGTCGTCAGGATGAAGACCTGCCAAGGCTCGAGCTTGATGCGCGTACCGGCAAGCTCACCCTTTGTGTGAGTGAGCAATTCGATGAAGCGACAGACTTCATTGCCCTTCGCCTCGTCAAAAAGAAAACGACCTCGATCGCCGAAGCGAGTGAGGTCGTCTTTCTGTCTCTGACACGCAAGCTTCACCCACTGGCAGGCGGGGATCTTGCCGCCCAGCACATCGTCGATGTACCGGCGAGCGATAGAGCAGTAGTCCTTAGAAGCCATCGAAATCGTTGCTTTCCTCGGTCGACGCGTCGGCCTTCACGCGGGCGCGCGAGACGGGCGTAAAGCCGAGCTCCTTTTCGCAGGCCATCATCACCTGCTGAACTTTTATTAGCGCATTAAAGCGCGGATTCAACTTGTCCGACGGCGTGCCGTCTTCGTTGAGAAGCACGACGTCTTCGGCCTCGAGGGCCTTTGAAATCTTTCTGTAGAGCGCGTAGTTTCTCGCCCAGCGCTCAAGCACCGTGACGTCGAGCGCAGTCAGCACGCCTTCAGGCGCGCAGCTCACAGCGAGCTTCCAGGCTTCACGCGCGTCCTTCGTCAGAAGCGGCGGCGGAGTGCCCGTGAGCTTGGCCGTCGAGGCCAAAACGACGGGCTCTCGCCTGCACGGCTGGAGCGTGCCGGTCGCGGCCTTCACGGCGTCAGGAGTTCGAGGTCTCGGCATTTTTCAAAACTATGCGAATTGCATGTGCAGAAAATGAGGTGGGGGCGCGGTCTAGAGCAAACCAATAAAGAGTTTCAACCCACCCCACCACTCTCGATAGATTAAATCTTCACGAGGGAGGCCGCCACAGCCTTGATGAGCTCGATGGTGATTGGGAGCGACTGCTCGACCGCGATCGTCTTGAGCTTCGACCAGACTGCAGATGATCTCATGCTGTCGAGCACGTCGTGCCCGGACATCGTGAGGCGCGGCACAGTCGAGCCGTACTGACAAGGGGGCGGAGGCGCGACGCAGAGATCGATCTCGACGCCTGCAACCAGTCCGGCCTCGATGGCGAGCAGGAGGTGACCGTAGTACACATCCTCTTCGGAGCTTTCCTCGCCGAGCGACCGAAGGCGTCTGGCCTTCTCCTCAAGCGAGGAGAGCTTCTCGTCGAGACAGTCAGCCTCGATGTCCTCAAGAACTTCTCTGATCTTTGTCCAGTCGCGCCGCATTGCCGAAGCCTCCGTCTTCTCGTGCTGTCTTCTTCGAGTGACAGGCGTGACATAGCGCCTGCAGGTTGTCGACATCCCACATCAGATCTTGATCGCCTCGATGCGGCCTGATGTGGTCGACGTCGGTCGCCAACTTGATGATCCCGCGCTTCTCACACTCAACACATAGCGGATGCGCTGCTAGGATTCGAGCTCGAAGGCGTTGCCACTTGTAGCCGTAACCTCGAGCAGCCGACGAGCCGGTTCTCTCTGTCCGGCGCCTCTCCCGATCGGCCGCGAACTTCGCGTCACGAGCCTCGCCTGCGGCCTTGTGTGCTTCGCAGTACTTGGCGCCAAGCGGGACCGGCTTGCGGCAGCCTGGATACTTGCAGAGAGTCAAGATCGGCATCCTTCACCTGAATAAAAGGTTCATCTCGGAAGGCCGCGTTCCACGGACTTCCGAGATGAACCAAGAAAAAGCGGCTTATTGAGCCTGCTGAACAGGCTTTCCGTCAGAGCCGACAGGTACGTAAACGACCTGCGGTTGCTGAGTCTGTGCCGGCTGTTTCTGTTCGTCGTCCTTCGCCACGGCATCGTAGACGGCATTGCCAGCCATAGAGCCTGCGGCGGCCCCCATGACAGACGACCAGAAGCCGCCACCACTGGAGGCAGGGGCCTGATTCACAGTCTGGTTGACAACGGTCGTATTTTTCTTCACGACGGTCGTGCTCTTAGGTGCATAGGTTCTGGCCGGAGCAGGACGGGAGAAAGATCGACCGCCGCTAAAGCCTCGACCACCTCGTGCTTCCGCAGCTGTAGAAACGAAAAAGGCGACCGCAATGGCCGCCACAATAGCTTTCTTCATAGGTAACCCAAGTAATTAGAGAGGGCGAGGATTTCTCCCCGCCCCGACCTCGGAGCAAACTGCCCTAAGGTAGCGAACCATCAATAGAAAAAGGGCGGCCTCTTTCGAAGTCGCCCTTTTCGTCTTTCTTCGGAGTTTCTCGATGTCACCCTTGCGGCCGCGACTCAGAGAAGAACTAGCGCCTTGAGCGCTTGCTACAGATACACTTCGGCCTGCGCGTGCGCTCATTTTGGCTGATTCACAGCTTCGTACTAATTCATGAGCAAAGTATAGAGAACCCGTTTCAAGGTCTGCACCCCTCTTTTTACATCTGTTTACACTAAACAGCAAAAATCTTGTTCAGGCATCGTAGATCCGACGGAGCAAGTTCCCTAGCAGCCACTCGGCCGCCATCAGATCATCGGCTGCATGGCGCCTACTCGTCCCCGCTGCCCGACAGAGTCGACCGAACGCGGACCACTGGACATCCTTAGCAAGGTAAAACGTCACGATCAGCTTCTTTTCGATAGCCGGCATGAGAGGTGAGCAAAGAGCCGTCTCGACCTTTTCAGCGTCAGCCAGATCCAACTGTTTAGACGGCGCCGCCTTGCACGGTGCATTCTCATCGCGTCCATACTCCCTCAAAAGAGTTTCTTCCAACGCAAGGAATGGTGCTCGCCCCCATGAAGAGACTGCCCTACGCGGCGCGAAGACCCTCAACCAGTTCTCCAGCCTCTTCACCGTCTGCCAGTCTCGCTCCACAACTACCTCCTCCCAGTACCTTTGCCAGCAAATCCTCAAGCGAACACCCCTCGAAGCTTCTGCCCTCACCCTGCGCGATGAGCACCTCTCCCTCATCTTTGATCGCAAGGAGCTCGATCTCGAGCCTCGCCCGAACGTCATAGGCTTTGATGGCCACGCATGCAACGATCTGTCTGTCGTCGTCAAAGCACACATCCTGAATGCCGTCCAGAGCCGACTTCACGACATTGTCGATATCCGGCTTCGTGATCTTCTGAATCCTGCCGCCGACTGCCACCTTCTTTTTCTTCTGCGACCATGATGTCGGCGGTTCTGAGAAAGCTCGAATGATCGCAATGGCCGGGGCCATACCAAGCCGATCTTTTGACAGTTTTGCAGCGAAGCGAAGCGCATCCTCATACGCGACAGTCTTTCGCGGCGTGTAGACAGTGCCTGATCTCGAGCTCACACGAGGGCGCCCCTTGCCTATCGGCTCACCTTCAACGACTACCATTCCAGTTCAACTCCTCAAACCGGCTACGCCATCGGCGCCGCACGATGACCTATACGCTGACAAAGCGACCTCACCCGCTCAGCTGCCGACGGCCTTGCCTGCTTCTTGCCGGCGTCACGCTCGCGCTTCTTGGCGATCCCAACTTCGATCTCACGATGGATCATGGTCGAGATGATGTCGAGCGGGAAGTGGCCAGTTCCGCGCCCATACATCGCCTTCATCTCGGCCTCACTCAGCATCTCGATGCCTGCCGCCCGCATGACGGGATCCGCGTTGATCTGGTGAATCACTTCAGTCGCTGCCTCCAAGTCGTTGAAGCATTGGTAGTGAATGATGGCCATCTGCCAGACGGCCCAATACCTTTGCAGAATCTCCGTGACGAGCGGCCAGTACTGCGACTGCACGCCCGTATGGAATGAGCAAAGGAACCGACCGTTGCGCCCCGTATCGCACGGGAACGGACAGCCGGCAGCCGGACACGCCATCGACGTCGGCACCATGTAGGAACCGTTGCCCTCATCAGCATCCGGACGGGTCCGCGCTTTCTGTTCGCTGATCGCTTTTGAAAGAAACCCTGCCATAGCGGCAACTCCTTTTGTTTGGTTCCGTGGGATGATTGAGGTGTGTTCGCCAACACAGTCCATCAATCACCCCACGGAGAAAGTCATGGATCTATCTACGTTTTTCGGTTTTACGGCCACCGTCGCCGGCATCATCGGCATCTACCTCACGTTCATCCAAATGCAGCTCCCGTTCCTTAAGCGAGCATCCGCCCCCAAGATCCACCTGGGCCGAGACGGCTACCACTATCTGGAAATCCGTCTTTCGATAAGCACCACTTTGCAAAACGTTCGGTTCGGTCGTCTCCTTGCCAAAGGTTTTGATGTCGGACGCAGAACCAATGGCACTTTCGGATACGGGTTCGGAGACTTTGGAAACATTGAGTTTTCAGATTCGATCCCCGTCGATTTTCAGACCTCCGCCAATTCCCTCGAAGAAGGGATCTGGCTTTGGGTCAGGCTCCATAAGCCCGCAGAATCCATAGAGATCTCCGTCGACTACCGCTGGCGATGGCTTCATAAGACGCTCCGCGAATCCATCCCGGTCCCGTCTTTGGAATCAGGAGAGCTCTCTGGCGCCTCGTAAGAGCTCAGGGTCGATGACTGCTCTCTGACAGAGTTCATCCACCTCTGGATCACATCCACGCGATCCCGCAGCCCCCGGTAGTACAGGGTCAAGGCGATGCCCGTAATTGCCACGCATAAGATGGCTATCGATTGAAAAATGTCTGCCATATCGCTACCTTTTTAGACGGTTTTTAAAACCCGTTCTTTCTGACGGGTTTTAAAGCCCGTTTTTTCGGCTCCCATCACGCGTACTTCCCTTCCACGACTTTGGTAAAATTTGACTCGTTCATGAGCCACTCCAAGTCGGCCTTGAACGTTCTGCTATGGCCCTTTCCTGGTTGCTTCAACCCCATCAGGAAGGGGCTTTTTCGTACCAAGGAAAAGTACCCCCGAAAGAGGTCAAGCCCGTCAGCCTGACTCGCGACCTTCTCGGTCGTGCAGACAGAGCGCCAGCGTGCCGTGATCCAGCTTCTGCGCTTGGATGTGAGCGTGGCCACCCGGGGGAGCTCAGGCAGGATCTCGTGGTAGAGGGTCACGATCCGGTCGTAGGGACACGGCGGCATGCGTGAGCCTTGATCCTTTTCCTCGTTGCACGCGGGCGGTTCGGGCGGGGGTTCGACAACGTCGAACTCAGAGCCGACCTCGTCGGCGATCAGGTCGTAGTCGTCAAGAGGCGCCGAATTTCCACCCATATCCTCCCTTCTAGTCTCTAATCTCTTATCTCTATACTCTGGTGGACATTTGTCCACCCCTTTGTCAACCTCATCGTCCACCACTGGGCGACAGGCACTTTTGCCCAACTCGCGGCGGGCTCTCTGCTGTTGCTTCTTTAAGGCGCCGCCGCTGGCTGAACCGATCAAGTTGGACAGATGGGCCATGAAAATCGTCCCGTCTTCCAAGACCTCAACAAGCCCGCACATCTTCAGATTTACGATTGCGCACTGGACAGTGTTGACGTCGGATCTAGTGAAGTCGGCGAGCTTTTCTGCGTCATACGGGATGAGCATCTGACCCACCCTGCGGACCAGCAGCCCGTTCGTCTTGAGTGATTTGAGGCACAGCTTCAGGTAGAAGAGCACCTGGGCGGGGCCATTCGGCTGCTCCTCAAGCCAGTCGATTTCGTCGCTCTCAAAAAACTCTTCACGTAGCTGAAGCCAGTAGTACCTTGTGTTGTCGTAGTCGGACATTACGAATCCTTTTTTGCGATCGGTTGGCGGAGGACTGCCCAATCGACGTCAGGGCGTAGCTGTTCACATCGGATCCGTCCTGCCGTCTCGCGTTCGATGATGGGACACCAGTTTTCAGGTATTGGGCGCCTGCACGTGACAACATGGTTGATCATCGCCGGTGTGACGCCCAAAACCTTGGCCAATTTTTTTTGGGAGCCGAAGAATTGACAAACGGCTTCGAAAGCTAGGTTTTTCATAGCCGCAAATATATCATTGATTGCCAACAACAGCAAGTCGTAGCTATACAAATATTGCTATATCATTGGTATATTCACAGGAGACTGCCATGCTTACCCCTGCCCAAGAATCCGAATGCAAGAAACTGAAAGAGCTTTTCATCAAAAAGAGTCCACTTTCCCAGAAAGCGTTCGCACTCAAGTACGGCTTTGGGACTCCCGGGAATCTGTGGCAGTACCTCAATGGTAGGCGTCCACTCAATGTAAATTTCGCAGCAAAGATGGCGAAACTCTTGGAAGTGAACATTGCAGAGTTCTCCACTCGTCTTGCAGCAGAAGCGGAGGCTCTAGGGATCCCTCAAGGAATAGACCTCAACATTTCGGTCGCCCCGTCTCGACAAAACAAAAAGATCCCAATTCTCTCGTATGTACAAGCCGGGGGCCTGACAGGCCAAGGTCAAGTCAGTGACAAGCTCAAGGCAATTGACGTCGGGGACTACATCACTGGAGACGACGACTTGTCTGACGATGTCTTCGCCATGATCGTCAGAGGCCGGTCCATGACGCCCGATTTTGAAGAAGGCGACACCGTGCTTTTTGACCCTTCCATCTCTCCGCAACCAGGCGACTTCGTCGTGGCCGCAAAGGCAGACTGCCATGTAGATGATCCCGAGGCTACGTTCAAGAAGTACCGCCCAAGAGGTTACGACGAAAACGGCCACGAAATTTTCGAACTTGTCCCCCTTAACGAAGACTTTCCGACCATCTACAGCGACAAGACCCCCTGCACGATCATAGGCGTCCTTATCGAACATCGGCGCCGCTACCGCAGGCGCTGACTCTCCGCAACCTACACTCAAGCCTCGCCCTGCGGGGCTTTTTTTTGGCTTTGACATATATCAACGATATACGAAATTAGGTCACAAAATCTGTCGAAGACATTGATTCGCTCAACTATCGCTGATATATTTACTCGCGAAGGATCCATCAGATCTATCTGCTTCTACACATTCACGCGGAAAGATTTCTCATGACAAACACTGAAACTCTCTCCACCACGGCGCTCGACGTCCAAGCCATCCGCAAGAAGCTTGAAAAGCACTTCTCCGACCTCCCGGCCGCAGAGCTTGATACCGATGAATGTCGACGTCTGTTTATCGTCCGCCGACTGCTGCGCCACGCCTACAGCCTCTGTGTTCGCGGAGACGTCCTCAACCTTCTCGACGAAGCCAACAAGATCAAGAACACCGCTGTCTGGCTCAACGACATCGCAGATGACATCGAACTTGAGGAATGAACCATGACCGACACCACTGACCAACTTGCCCTGACGAGCGCCTTCATGCGCCCCTACATCGCCTTAGCCCGCAAGCACGAGTACTACAAGCTCGTGCGGACCAGAATGGCGGCAGAGCTCGCAGGCGCCCCCGCATTTCCTAGCGATGACATCCGAGACGAATACTCCCGCCTCGTCCTCGACATCAAGAAGACAGCTATGCAGGACCTGCTGACCTGGACACTCTCAGAACGCATTTACTGCGACGAGACGTACTTCTCGATCGGCTTTCTCGCTGACACTGTCGCCCGCACCGCACTTGTATGTGCAATTGCCGCAGACGAGAACCTAGATCCGATCCTTGAACCGGGTGCGAAGCAGTCCGTGTCAGAAAGGAGGGCGGCATGACCGACCAAATCAAGCGCATAAGCAAAGAGGCCGCGATCGACATTTGGAAAAGTCAATGCGCAGCCTTCGTGAAGTCGTTCCGAAATAACTGCTACCGCATGGGGGTCCCTGATCTCCTCGACACCCTCGAGGAGCTCCACGGGCGACTAGCCCCAAGAGAAGAGGATCCGCTGGGCTTCTTTCTCAGTGATTCCCTCGGTCAACGCCTTCCGGAGAGCAAGAAGGTAAAGAGCATCCGCGCGCGCAAACGCCGCGAGCTTCTCGCCCTCCCAGTGGATGAGCGCCTGCCGAAGCACCTCTTCAACGTCGTCCTCGTCGTTGATGACGTTTTTGCCGGCGCAAAGCTTGACGAACTGCACAAGGCCAAGGTCCTGAAGCTTCTTGTTAAGCGGAAGCACAAGGGAGCCGTTCGTAAGCGCAGTGCAGATGATCTTCGTCGCTTCATCGCTGGTAAACGCGTTCTTGCCATTGTCATTTGAAGTCATAAGTATCTCCTCCAGTGAGTGGTTGGGTAATTGCTTCACCATCCATCTTCTCACTGCGAGGAGAGCCCAGCAATTCGGGAATCCATCATGAACAACACCGACAACAAACCCGCTCGCAAGCAGGCCATCGTGCTCAACCATAAGCGCGCAACCAGAGGCTGCCTCTCGCGTGCCGTCGAATATGGCCGCCTCACTGTCGGTCAACTGAAGGCGGCGCTAGAGACGGTTGACCCGTCGCTGGTGGTGTGCCTTTGCGATGGCCCCATCGGCGCTGCCAACCCTCTCGAATCTGCGTCCGTGGTGACTCTACGTGAAAACTGGTTTGACCCCGACGTCTACACCCCCATTCTCACCTCCCCTGAAAGGAGCTCCAAATGACAACGCTTCTTCGCATGGTCGCCCACCTTCCGCCGGCATTTTCCCGCTTCGTCTTCGGCGCCCCGGACCAGGACTACCGCGGACCGCTCTGCTCCGAGGAAGAAGACCGTCGCGAGCTTCGATTTGGATTCGTCTTACTCGCGGCCATTCCAGCGACGGCGGCATTGACGCTCCTCATGCTCGGCGCCATCTGAACCTACTGGAGGACTCAATGTCACACCCCATTACCCAAGGTCGTCGCATCCGCAATGTCAACGGTGTCGGCTACAACCTCACCTGGCTCGGAGAACGAGAGGGACGGCTCTGTCGCCTCATCTTCGACCTTCACTCCTTCGACCTCAGGACGTTGGAGGACATCGAGCAGCTGATACCCCTACGAAAGATTCACGTCGCATGCGACATCAGCGGTCGAGAAGCGCTTGAAAAGATCATCCGCATCATCTGCGATGAATACCCGCAGTACATCGACCTCATCTGTCCTGAAAGGAGATCCGCATGCGTGACGGAATGATCGTCTACCGGGAGCAAATCCATGAGGTCGGTCGCGTCGGCTATCGCCTGAGTTGGTCAATGGAGGACTTTCCGAACGAGACCCTCAAGACGCACATAATCGTGCGCTACGGCATGACGGCCTTCAACCTCTGGAGCGGTCGAGAGATCAGCGCAGTCCTCATGCCCATGAGCTTCTCCGTTCCGGCTAGCACAACTGAAGACGACATTCGAAAGATGGTCTTCCTCAGAATCGCGAAAGACCATCCACAGCTCATCGAGTACATCTGCTGACCTCCGGCCCTCATTGAGGGCATCTTGGCAAGCGCTCTTCCTCCCTTCGCTCGTTCCGGTTCCGTCCGAGCATTGTCAGCCCTCAGGAAGAGCGCTTACCTAGATCAACCAACCATCTGTAGCCAGAACATGCTCAAAGACTTTCTACTCTTCTGCGAGTTCCTCGTTGGATTCGTCGGGCTCGTCGTATTCCTCGCAGCGGCAGGTGTCGCCATTGGCAGCTTCCTCGGCGCCCTGGCCGGCTCCGCCGTCTACATCTATGACGTGATCTTGGGGGCAGCGTGATGACACCGCTTTACGCCGAATGGCGTCCCATCAAACCGAAGGCTTCAACGCCCTGCATCCACGCAGATCGCCTGTCTGATCGCGCCTGCTCCATCAATGCCCAGGCAGACGCCCTCATCAGGAAGTTCTCTGAGATCTATAGCATCCGGCAAGAAGGCAAGCCAAGGAGCCTCTCAAAGATGAGCATCGCTGCTCAGGAAAGCGAACGCTTGGCAGAAGGTCTCCAGTACACCGTTCAGCTACTGCTCGATGACATCAGAGAACTACGGAAAAAGATTCACGATGAGGCCTGCAACTCTGCAGCCAAATTGTCCAACCCCAAGAAAAGGAGATAGCTATGGGACGAATGATCGGAAAGCTCTCGGACGAGAGGACGTGCTACGTCAGCAGCGCGCTCTTGGAAATCGTCAGCGAGCTGACCAAATGCCCTCCAACGATCGACGAAAAGGGGCTGCTCATCAAAGCGACCTATCCGCTGACGGGCTTGGAAGTGTACGTAAGACTCCCAGCATACGGTCTTGATGCTGGATCCGTCTCAAGTCTCGAGTGTGCGCCTGACGACATCTTCAAGAGCATCGAGGACAAACAAGCCATTGAAGAGCCACACATCGAGCGTAAGGTCGAACGACCGGCCAAGGAAAGTCCATTCAAGCGTCGACCTCGAGACTTCAGCGTATGGCCTCGCGTTCTGAAGAAGCTACGCGACATGCAGCCCTTCGCCAACACCTTCATCTTCGACTGCGAGGACATGGCTGCCACGAGCGTAGCAAATGCAATCCATAGAGCGTTCCATGGTGCTTCCAACATCCTTGACCCGCATCTGGCAAGCCCTGTCTTCACCGGCTTTCAATGCAAGTGCATGAAACAGCCAGACAACACCATCCGAGTTTTTCTACTGAAAACAGAGGTAAAAAATGATTGACCCATATCCCTACGAATGGCCGCTCATCATCCCGAAGAACGTCGGCATGTACGCCATGCGCTTCGTGCCCCGCGACAATCCCTCTGACGTCTTCACACTGATCGTGAAGTGGGACGGCGAGAACTGGCGTGACGAAAAGTTCGGCGCCCGCCTCGATCTCCGACGCTACATCACCACCTACAAGCTGATGTCAGCCAGTGACCTGGCCGAGCATGAGAAAGCAAAGGAGATCAAGTGAAACGGACAACCTACGCCAGCAAACTCCGCAGCATCGCCGAACACTACGGCCCCATGAGCCAGCTGAGCAAAACGGCTGAAGAGCTCTCCGAAGCCACGTCTGCCGTCATGCGCTACTCTCAACGCCCGACGAAACTCCACTTCAAGCAGATGGCCGAAGAGTTCGCCGACACGCTGATCATGATCGAGCAACTCGAGCTCCTCTTCCCTGAGCTTGCCGAAGAGATCGGCAAGTGCCAAGTGCTGAAGGTCGACCGGCAGCTCGATCGGATCGAGGAAGAAGAACTGCTGAAGAAATGGAGAGATGAAGAATGACGTTCCGCCTCAAAGATAAGAACCTTCAAGTGCAACTGGATGCACTTAGTGATGGAGACTTCTCGAAGAGACTCCAACACGCAAATCATTACGACGGCATGATCTTCGTCGAGTTCGGTGAAAAGCTAGAAAGCCCAGGATTCGACCTGCATCGGTTCAACTTGGCCTTCTTTGATGACGAAGTCAAAGAGATTCACAGGTACAACCCGCACGGATGGAACGCTTTTCCAGAAGTCGAGCCGCCGGAGGGAGTCTGGATGAGTCTGGATGAGAGTCGAGCGCTGCGTAGACGGGAGAACGTACCACTTCGCCGCTCGCTACGTTCCCGTAGGGGACTCCGAAGATTACGAATGGTTGAGTGAAGCCAACCTCTCCATAGACGTCGACCGCTTCCGCCCGTGGGACCAGGAGGACGAGGAATGATAAAGGGATCAGGGAAACTCAA